CAAAAAATATTATTGCTACTGCATTTACTCATAATAAAGCAGTAAATAGGTTTTTAGAATCAGATTATGAAACTTGTTTAATTGTAGAGGATGATATTAAATTTGCTAATCAATTTTGGAAAGACACTACATCAGGTAAAATAGATCAAATAATAAGTGAAATAAATCAATCTGATTACGATTTAATTTTTTGGGGAAGATCAAGGTATATAGATTATCAAGAAATAGCTAATGTAGGTAAAGTTTCTGAAAATTTACATAAAACACTCCTTAACACAGATTTTTACGGAGCACATGCTTATCAATTAAATAAGAGAAGCGCAAAAATTATATCAGAAAAAACTATCCCCGTAAAATTTGCTGCTGATGTTAATTTAGAATCTTTAGACATTAAAATATATTCCCCTCTTCACTCGTATATTAATCAGAATCCAGGACCTTTTACAGGTACTGCAGCAAAAGAGATATTTAGCATGGTTGCTAGTGTAGGAGATGATGGTTCAATATATAGAAGTTCTACAATGGAAGATTATGATAATAGTTACGATACTACTGTAAACGGTAATTATGTTAGAAATGTAAGAGAATGCAATATATTCAGAAATATACCTATTGATAAAGTTGAATTTAAACCTAGAAAACTACCAAATGGGCAAATAGTTGAAAATTGGGCAACTGTTTATTTAAAAAAAACATAAAAGAAGTTGGTCCTTAAGATATTTATTACTATATTATAATATAATTAATCGATTAAATTAAAATTTTAAAATTATGGCAAATCAAAAGTTAACTCAAGAAGAGCTTAACCAGTTACAAGAACTACAGCAAAAGAATGCTGCACTGGTTCAAGAACTTGGAGGTATTTCTCTTGCAGAGATCAATATCGACAAGAGAAAAGAAAAGGCTGAAGAATTTTTAGCTGAACTTCAACAAGCAGAGACTGATCTAGTTAAATCATTAGAAGATACTTATGGAGTAGGTTCTATAGATTTACAAGCTGGAGAGTTTATTCCTGCACCAAAAACTGAGGAAGCACCCGCAGAAGATGCGGTTGAGACAGAGGTTGTGAAAGAGAAGAAATAAAAAACTTTTACATACTTATTTGAGAGGAGGGTTTTACATCCTCCTTTCCTATTTATTATAGAGAAGTAAAACTGTTTTAAGTATACTGTTTTACATTCCTGAATGATATTTATAATAAAATTTAAATAAAATAGACCAAAATGGCAGAAACTATCATCTCACCAGGTGTATTTGCAAGAGAAAATGATATTTCCTTTATCAACCCTGCTCCAGTAGAAGCCGGTGCAGCAATCATCGGACCAACAGTAAAAGGACCAGTTGAAGAACCAACTATCGTTACTTCTTATAACGAATATACTAGAAAGTTTGGAGAAACATTTACTTCTGGTTCAACTAAACAAGAATACTTAACTTCAGTAGGAGTTAAAAATTACTTCCAGCAAGGAGGAAATTCTGTACTTGTTACTAGAGTTGTTACAGGATCATTTACTAATGCAACTTCAACACACGTATCGGCATCATCAGCCGGCTCAACTCAACCTTTTGTACTTAAAACTTTAGGCAAAGGAGCTATATTTAACGCATCAACAGGAGTAAGTGTTGCAGGAACAGAAATTTCAAATAGCGGCGGAGTATTAGAATCAGGCTCAGCTGATAACATCAGATGGGAAATTCAAAATGTAGACGCAGCAAAAGGTACTTTTACTTTATTGGTAAGAAGAGGTGATGATAGCCATAATGCAAAAATAGTACTAGAAACATTTAACAACTGTTCTTTAGATCCTGAATCTTCTAATTATATTGAAGCTAAGATTGGTACACAATATAAGAGTAAAGCAACAGACGGAGCTAAAAATTATGTTAAGACTTTTGGAGAGTATGTAAATAAATCTAATTACATTTATGTTTCTGATGTTAACTTACAAACTACCGGTTATTTAAAGAATGACGGTACAACAGTAGCATCTAATGTTTATACAGGTTCTTTACCGAAAGCAGAATCTGGATCATTCCATGGAGCTACAGGTATCAACGCAGTTGCAAATGCAACATACGGTACAAGTATTTCAAATACTAACTCTCAAGGACTAAAAGCACATAACTATACAGATGCTATATCGATCCTAGAAAACAAAGACGAGTACCTCTTTAATATTATATCTACTCCAGGTTTACTTTATGAATTTGCAGATCATGCTGGTGCTTTAAATAGCGTTATCAGTCTAGCAGAGTCTAGAGGAGACTGTATAGCAGTAGTAGATTTAGATGCTTACGGATCTACAGTAGGTAGTATAGTAAGTACTGCAACAGGATTAAATAGTTCTTATGCAGCTTCATACTGGCCTTGGGTACAAGTTAGAGCAGCAACAGGTAGAAATGCTTTCGTTCCTGCATCTTGTGTAATACCAGGAATATATGCATTCACAGATAATAGTGCTGCTCCTTGGTTCGCACCTGCTGGTTTAGTAAGAGGTGGAGTTGTTGGAGTAATTCAAGCAGAACAAAAACTTACAAGAGGTCAAAGAGATTTATTGTATGATGGAAAAATAAACCCAATCGCTACTTTCCCTGGACAAGGAATTGCAGTATTTGGTCAGAAGACTCTACAAACTAAAGCTTCTGCTTTAGATAGAGTAAACGTAAGAAGACTATTGATTCAACTTAAGAAATTCTTAGGAGATCAAGCTAGAAACTTAGTATTTGAACAAAATACTGTAGCAACTAGAAATAGATTCTTATCTACTGTTAATCCTTACTTAGAATCAGTAGTACAAAGACAAGGTCTTTATGCTTTCAGAGTAGTAATGGATGACACTAATAATACAGCAGATGTTGTAGATAGAAATCAATTAGTAGGTCAAATATTTATTCAGCCAGCTAAAACAGCAGAATTCATAGTACTTGACTTTACAGTTGAACCTACTGGTGCAACATTTAATGGATAAATTTAAAAACTAGATATTTATAATAAAGCATAAATAAAAATGGCAGTATTAGATCCTAACGAAATAATGTTTAAAGCTTTCGAACCGAAAGTACAAAACAGATTTGTAATGTATATCGACAACATTCCTTCCTTTATGGTTAAGAATGTTAAAGCTCCTACCTTTACCGATAACGTTATCAAATTAGACCACATCAATTCATATAGAAAAATCAGAGGTAAGAGAGAATGGGATGATATGACCATGACTCTTTACGATCCAGTAACTCCTTCTGGAGCTCAAGCCGTAATGGAATGGGCAAGATTAGGATACGAATCAGTAACTGGTAGAGCTGGTTATTCTGATTTCTATAAAAAGGATCTTACATTAAATATATTAGGACCTGTTGGTGACATCGTAGGAGAATGGATCATCAAAGGAGCAATCTTATCTAACGGAGACTTTGGTCAATATGACTGGACATCTGATGAAGCTGTGGAAATCAGCATTACAGTAGCAATGGACTACTGCGTATTAAATTACTAATACACTTCTACCTCTTAAAAACATTGACCCGGATTATTTCCGGGTTTTTTGTTGGATTCAAAACTTTTTCTTCGTATATTTATATATAAACTAAGTTATAACGAAATAAAATTTATGGAACCAAAATTTAAACTTCCTACAGAAACAGTAGATCTACCCTCAAAAGGTCTGTTTTACCCTAAAGATTCTGCATTAGCTTCAGGTAAAGTAGAGATTAAATATATGACTGCGAAAGAAGAGGATATTCTTTCAAATCAAAATTATATACAGAAAGGTGTAGTAATTGATAAACTTTTAAAATCTCTTATAGTAGATAAAAAAGTAGATTACAATTCACTACTAACTGGTGATAAAAATGCAATTATGTTAGTTGCAAGAATACTAGCATATGGAAAAACTTATGAATTTAACTATAGAAACAAAGAAGAAACTATAGATTTAAGTACTATTGAAAATAAACCTTTATTAAAAGAAGTAGAAGAGAATGCAGGCTCAAATGAATTTGAGTTTATTCTTCCTGCTACTGAAAATAAAGTTACTTTTAAACTCCTAAATCATAAGGATGAACAAAGTATAGAGAGAGAAGTAACCGGCTTACAGAAGATAAACAAAGAAGCAGATCCTACTGGGACTACTAGATTTAAACATATGATCACTTCTGTAAATGGATTGAAAGAAAACAAAGATATAAGAGAATTTGTTGATAATTATTTATTAGCGTCGGATGCTAGAGCACTTAGAGCAGAATATATGAGAATTAGCCCAGACGTCAACTTAGAAGTGCAGCTAGACGGTAGGGAGGACGTCGTTACGCTGCCGATTACTCTTAGCTTTTTTTGGCCTGACGTCCGAATATAGATCACAGTTATTTAAAACCATCCACGAAATAGTATTTCATGGTGGAGGAGGATACACTTGGACTGAAGTTTATCAAATGCCTATCTGGCTAAGAAATTTCACTTTTAATCAATTAAAAGAACATTTTAATAAGGTTAACGAAAATACTGAAAAAGAAAATAAAAGGATAAAGAATAGTAGTTCTAAAATAAAAATTCCTACATA